ATGGCGGGTTATTTGTCCTGGTTATTCCCCCGTTGTAAAATCTCTCCTAAACTTAACGGTACGGCACCACACTTCGGGGATGAAATGTTCGCGCTGGTACTTTTTGTTTGCTACCTGGATGGCGGTTGTGAAGATATTGTTGTGGATGTCTACAACACGGAACAGCAGTGTCTTTATTCTATGAGCGATCAACGGATCCGCCATGGCGGTTGTTTTCCGATTGAGGATTTTATAGATGGTTTCTGGCGACCAGCACAGGAGTATGGTGATTTTTAATTATTGCAATTGCACAAGAGTCAGTTCGCCCCCAAAGACAGCACCGGTATCAATATAATGCAGGTTGCCAATATCCACGCGATGTCGCAACGGTGTATGACCAAACCAGAAATGATCAGCACCTGTAATTCCCTGCCCTTTTTGGCGTTCACCTAATCGCGAGCGGCTCCACAAGACCTGATGCAAATCAACGTCCTTTTGCCATTCATAAACATCATCTGGATAATCGGCATGAGCAATAACATGTTTGCCGGTACGACTGTGTACTTCAAGAATAAAGGGCAAATGCTGACATTTTTCCAGCGCCGTTTTCGCTTGTTTCTGTTGATTATCTGCCAGCGCAATAAACCAGTCGCCGCCATTCATCAACCACAAAGACATCTGCTGGGATGCCAGCGCATCCATCGCCATCTGTTCATGATTGCCTCTTACCGCACGAACCCAATGTTGTTCCAGTAACTGCAGGCAACGTAAACTTTGCGGCCCACGATCGATAACGTCTCCCACTGAGATAAGTAAATCTCGCCACGGATCAAAACCACAATGCCATAATTTGCGGCGCAACTGCTCAAGACAACCGTGTATATCGCCAGAAAGCCAGATATGTCGCCATTGATGACCCGCAATTCTCTGATAAACGGGCGCAGGCTGTTTCATCAATATTTTCCTCCCGCGCTAAAGATCACATAATCTTAACAAGAATGTTAAAAAACGCTGGACTCAGACAGTAGAGTGTGTGTTATGGTTGACTATAAAGTCAGCGAAGGAAATGCTTCTGGCTTTTAACAGATAAAAAGAGACCGAACACGATTCCTGTTTTCGTCAACAAACAAGAAACCCTTTTTAAATTAATGTGTTAAGCAAAATTACGCTCATCTTTTAATCCCAAACACGTACCATTGCATATTAATGCATTCAATTAGTTACCATTTTTTTCGAGTTTTTTAGAGAAAATTTCGGGACTATTTCAGACCAATCCAGGCAGAAATAAGCAATCCCTATATTGAATGATTCTGCAACAATTATGTAAAATCACCTCAGGCTGATTTTCACTCAAACTCGCGCTATCGAACGTCCATCAGCCAGCCGTGGCACGTTCTTGCATACGACGTGCTACGGTTTCATTTATCTCCGACTGGAAACTTCTTATACAAAGTCGATACGCCAACATCATAAATGATCGCCACCTTCTGGCGAGGAACTCCTGATGCAATTAGTCGCCCGGACTGCGCCCATTGTTCTGGTGAAAGTTTGGGACGGCGACCGCCAATTCGTCCCTGTGCGCGAGCAGCCTCCAGTCCAGCTTTTGTTCGTTCAACAATCAGTTCTCGTTCCATTTCAGCCAGGGCACCCATCACATGAAAGAAAAAACGCCCCATCGGTGTGCTGGTATCAATAGCATCCGTCAGGCTGCGAAAATTAACGCCACGTTCGCGCAACTCCTCAACCAGAATGACCAGATGCCGCATACTACGCCCCAGCCGATCCAGCTTCCAGACAACCAGAGTGTCACCTGCCGATAATGTCCTGAGCAGTTTTTTCAGTCCCGGCCTTTCGGACTTTGTACCGCTTATCTTGTCTTCAAAAATCAGCTCGCATCCTGCACAGTTCAGCGCATTACGTTGTAGATCTGTGTTCTGGTCATTTGTTGACACACGTACATAGCCAATAAGCATGGTAGATCTCCCTGACAAAAGCAGGAATGATGCCATTTGCTCGTTATTTCTGCATTTTCATAAACGTTGGTTTGGGAGAAGGTTCTGCATTACCTGTTGGTGTGCCTGTTCCGTGGCCTTCAGTCACACCGCCAACAGGCTGGCTGAAATGCAACGGTGCGGCTTTTTCTGCTGAAGAATACCCGGAACTGGCAAAGGCTTACCCGACCAATAAATTGCCTGATTTACGCGGTGAATTTATTCGTGGCTGGGATGACGGTCGCGGGATTGATACTGGTCGCGCTTTGCTTAATTGGCAGCCACACACAATTTTGGACCATGCACACTATATGGAATTATGGACAGGGGACGGACTCGCCGCAGGAAGTGCACGGGAAGGAGTAAACCCAGGAATACTGGCTACATACGGTGACGGGGGAATAGTTAAAACGGACGAACCCGGTCTTAATGTGCCTTCCTCACTACGAGCTACTAGCTCTCGTAGTGTTAAACGTTATGGTGAAATTAGTGAAAATGTAGGTACAGAAACTCGTCCTCGTAACATCGCTTTTAATTATATCGTAAGGGCCGCATGATGAATAAAGCTGTATTAAATAGCGAACTCATCACCACAAAGGCGGGAGACATTACCGTTTACAATTATGATGGTGAGACACGGGAATATATTTCCACATCAACTGAATATCTTGCTGTGGGTGTCGGTATCCCGGCATGTTCCTGTTTAGATGCTCCTGGCTCATATAAAGCTGGTTATGCAATTTGCCGTTCTGCAGATTTTAACTCATGGGAATATGTGCCAGACCATCGCGGTGAAACGGTCTATAGCACTGAAACAGGAGAATCAAAAGAAATCACAGCTCCGGGTGATTACCCTGAAAATACAACCACTATCGCTCCATTAACGCCATACGATAAATGGGATGGTGAGAAATGGGTGACCGATACTGAGGCACAGCATAGCGCAGCAGTCGAAGCGGCAGAAGCACAGCGTCAGTCACTGATTGATGCTGCAATGGCTTCCATTAGTCTGATTCAACTGAAATTACAGGCCGGGCGGAAGCTGACGCAGGCAGAAACAACCCGGCTTAACGCTGTGCTGGATTACATTGACGCGGTGACGGCAACAGATACCAGCACAGCGCCGGACGTCATCTGGCCTGAACTGCCGGAGGCGTAGGCCATTCAATATCTGGCGCACCGGAAGTATCGACCAGCTCCAGTGCGTCCAGATAATCCAGCCACAAATTATATTGTGCCAGTTCCTCACCTTTCAGACGACCAATAGCTGCTTTACCAGGCCATTGCTTACCGTTCATGTAATCATTGGCTAAATCTATTCTTTTTTGCTTCTCCACATCAGCAGCGACAATTAATTCTTCTCGTGTAGGTGGAGGAATATCACCCCATGATGGCATGTTATTTAAAGTTATAAGTTGCTTACCTGTAGGGGGAGCGCCGGAAAACTCATAATAAATGCTGTCACTAACGTTAATGGCATCATGCGGCCAACAATTATTATCAACATAATCAGCCTGCCACTCGATGGCATAAAAACGGGACTCAGATGGACTGAACACAAAACGATTCATATTAATATCCTATAGCTAAAAACATAGCGTCTGAGGTGTTTGTATTTACAGCAATATTCATCATGACCTGAGCGGTAAATCCTGTATTGCTTACCCACTCGCATGAGTTAGTTATCTGAACCCATGTTAATTTGGTAGAAAAAACGCCCCAGCAATTAACAGGGAACGGGACAGGGAAAGTCACTGGCACAGAATTTACTACACCGACAGTAGTCAAATTTGCGAGCGTCCGGCGAAACACCTGAATCTTAAGACCATCAGGACCTGTAAATAACAAATTATCGGTGTACTGCCCGCTTGCTCTTAAACCAAGGTTTTCGAGAGCCGTTTGCACAGTGCCATCCGATTTGATATCGCCAAACGGATTCTTGCGGCTCAGGTATTCAACAGCAAACCCCGATCCCAGCAATTCAACAAAACCGGGCAGATCACCATTATCAAGCACATCCCGTTGCGTTTTATCACTTACAAACTGGGCCAGAGCTGCAGCAATAAAGCTGGCCTGCCGAATAACCTTATTGACTTGCGCACTGGAGGCTTTCCCTGCTGTAAATCCGGATAAAAGCGCGGGCAACGCTTCCCATTCCTCCTGCGATATAACATTGGCATTTCGATCCGTTGCAAACGCTTTAAAGTCATTTTTCGCCATCAGAGTAATACTCCCCATGCTCCTACATCAAAACCACTGATGAATTCGTTATCCATATCAAAACCAAAAAATTTTGAGCCTTCCGATGGGGTTTCCACCGAAGGTGTTTCAATGCCACCCGCCCATACCCCGGCGGCTTTTACTGTGAGATACCCCTGTTTAATTGCCGCAATTAACTCACGCGATACATCTGAAATATCAGTATCAGGAAAGACCCAGACCGATATCGTCATGTCCTGGTTATCGACTATCTGCATTCGCAGCCCGGATCCTGCTGTTGCCGCGTCAAGAATTGCCGGAAGCGAATCATTCCGTCCATCCCAGTTATTAATCGCAATCTTCGCTTTAAGAATGACACGATAAGTTTCATCGCTGAGGTACATGTATCCGGAATCAGGATCGTATGGTCCCTGCCATACCCCCTGATCATATCCAAGCCCGTCGGTATCCCAGCTGAAATAGACACCTGAGATAGGCTGGCTGACAACACGGCTACGTCCGATCCACAATCCCAGAATGTCAAGTTGCACACCAACCGCAGAGTCAATATCAAATGCAGTAATCAGCCCTCTGGTGGCCGCCGCAACATCAATAAGCGGCCGGGTCATCAGATCAACATGTGCAAGAAATTTAGGTTTGGTGGCGTGGTAGTTCGTGATTAGTTCGGTGTATTTGCTCATGACTCCACCGTTATAACGATATTTTCCGGGGTACAGGACGCAGATTCGTTGTATCTGATATCAATGTTTGATGACGACAAAGCCCCCGGGGATTTCCCAATCGTCAGTTCCTGAATATCGTAGTAGCGTGCATTCCCGCCACTCACCACGCCAAGATTCGCCGGTGAGTAAATGCGACTTAAAAGGACCGAATCACCAATCATCAGACTATTGATATAGTCGGAAATAGCCTGCTGGATCTGCTGCCCTATTTGTGAGGTATAACCCGTAAAAACTTTTAATTTAATCCGGGCATAAACAGGTACATCACTGGAACGCGAGAATTTGATTACATGGGGATTGCCGTATTTATCCGGAACCGTAACGGATGTTGTACCGTGAGTGGCTGTCCCCTGGCCTTTATTCCCTCTGACAGCCTGAGCAATATCCGTCACATCACCGCCATCCACAATTACAGCAACAGAGTGTGGCGGTAACCCGTTACCGTCCTCCGAACCAGTATCGTTTTCATAGAGTTTGTGGCGGGTTACACCGGTAACATTAGAAACAGCACCATCCAGTGCTTCAAATGGGGTTATTGATGGCAACGCAATACTTTGCGACTGACGGATACGTAACTCCGCGTCAGTTTCTGCCGGAGTGCCCACAGTAGCCGCAGCAGGATTAGTTACCGAAACCCAGCCACGGGTTGGCGTATTAATTTCAGTGATAGTTCCAGCCAGCGCCGCCACTGCACCACTGACGGAACATGTTGCGGTCGCCATCACTGTACCATCCACGCCGACCACTACTGAAGCAGGCAAACGCCATATCACATTATTACTGTCTTTCACGCTGCCATTAATGATGGTTGTTCCGGCAGTTCCTGCAAGAAGCAAATCAACCGTAGAGTTCGTCGCGCCTTTACGTGAAATACCATTTATTTTCACGTTACTGGTCAGTGCAGCCCCATAGCCGGTTGCCGGTGAAAAACAGTTGTAGACAGTTATCGCCATATTATTGGCATCATGAATCGCCAGCGCCATCAGAGCCACCATCTGGCCGTCTTTGCTGTCCGGTTCGAGGTAGGCATCACTGCCATAAATCTGCTGAAAATAGCTAATCAGGGTGCTGAGTATCGTCTGATAATCAGGCGCACTGATCCCCTCCGCGGTTACCTTTGCAGATAAACCGAGAGAATCAAGGTTCAGAGCCATTACGCCTCCGATGTAACAGTCGTTATTCCATAAAGAGTGTCGATTTCAGCGGAAAACATGACACGTCGGGTCGTGGTATCCACTGTCGTATTGAAAGAGAGGATTGATTTAACGCCCCGCGTTTCGAGGATGCGCTTACGGATCGCCAGGTTGTAGGTTTCCGGCTTCTGCTTACCGAGCACGGACTGGATCCACGGAGTCCCTTCGGTGGTGTCGAGAAACCATTGCCCATACCACAATTCGAATCGCGTTTTTACCGCCTGCGCCACGGCCTCCGGTGAGTTAATCAGCCAGGTGTCATCACCGCTGCCAAAGGTGTAATCGCCATCGGCGTCTTCACGTCTGTATCGCATCAGTTTACCCCATCGGTATTGCTTCCACCGCGCTGAACACCGCCATGAGTGTGCGTATCATCGATTGGCTTGCCGTTAGCCTTAACGCTCCCCAAGAACTCAACAGCACCAGTGATTTTTGAAGCCACACCAGAAACAACAGACCCCACCATGCCACCCATCCAGGTTAACAGGCCATGAATGGTTACTTTCTCAGAAAAATCAGCCAGAGGGGCAACCACATCAAGACCACCCGGAGCGACAATTTTAATTTTCCTGGTGTCAGGATTAAGCTCAAAATAGGTGCTGCCGTCGTCACTACGCAACTGTGTGGCACTGGTATTAATACCGCTAATCTTCCTCGCCTGCGACTGGGGACCGACAATACAAAACGCATCCGATAAATCATGCATTCTGTCATCAACAGGCTCCTGTATCCCGCCGTTCTGCCACCAGAAATCAATACAACGATCGGCAAAAACGACAAGACACTCATCCCTGGCTTTTACCGGAAAAGTCAACGTACAGCCTCCGCCGCGCGGGAATACCACTGGCACATCCACCAGCAATGGGTAATTTTGGGTAATGCGGTTGCCGTCATTATCCTTTTCAACCGAACGTATAGCAGGCTGCACAACTGCCGTAACCGCATCAGGATCGAATGACTGAATAATGCCAGGCAAGGCGACACGGATCTGGTTCTTTGTTGTTTCCCGTTCAGATTTGAATGTTTCGGCAAAGTCGCCGCTGCGGGTCTGGTCAGATACTGCCATTTAGTAGGCTCCAGAAAGCAAAAAACCCGCCATCCGGCGGGTTTTATGTGACTAATTTGATCTTTTCAGTTTATAAGCCCCATCTTACCGGCGCTTCGATAGTTAATTACATCGCCTGAAGAGCCGCAAGGCACAGCTACAGTCGACATTTTGACAAATCCTTTACCGCCCTGCTTTTGGCATAAAGTGGCATGCATTTTTGCTAAACGCGCAGCATGACCAAAATCAATTTTGGTTCCGTAAGTTGAATCTCGTAGAGCTGCTTTTTTGGCAATTCCAGTAATATTTTTGTCTTTAATTACAGATGCAAACAAACTCAAATCATTTCCAATTTGATTGAAGCAAGTACGATTAATATCAACATCGGCATACGCTGAAATGCGTTTGCAATCTGAGATCTGAGAAAGCACAGATGTGTTAACCAGTTGCAAATTTAATTTGTAGTCACCGACATAGGTATAAACTTTGTTAGGGTCCGTGGTTCCCGGATAACGAGTTACGAATGGAATGCTGTTGTACGCATCTCGCAAAGATTCTGCACCCTTACTTTTAAGCTCGTTCCCAACACCAGCAACGATAACCTCTGGATGTGAAACTTCAAATTGAGACTTTTCTTCGCGCTGTATTTGAAGCCTGCTTTTCTGGCTCTCCTCAACTTGCTTATCGTACGCTTGTTTTTCTTCATTTTTTTGGGATAGCCATTTTTCCTGCGCTTTAGCACCATTAGGATCCCAACTACATGAAGTTAAAAAAAGAGAAAATACGATTGTGGTTATCGCAAGCCTGCTCACTATTATGCACCTCGATTCATCGCTGACTGGCTAGGAATATCACTAGCACCTCGAGCAAAGCACATCATATCCATGTACCACGCCTGGCCCCTTGTGTCGCCAGTGTACATTATACCGCGCACAATATAAACGCCATCCGTTGCGATGCTGGCAGGCTGCGATGTGGTGCCGCTTAGCGTGATATTTCCATCCGTGTTCTGGTCGGTGATCTGACCACCAGCCATCGCAATATCGTTGTTCGACAAGGCGGTACGATACACGGAAGCCTGATCCAGCTGAATGAGTCCGTTAACCCGGATGTTCGGATTAATAAGCGCGCGGACGTTTACGCCGTTACCGATAGTCTGCTGCGGCATGCCAATAAGCCCGGTAGCGCTGTTGAGCACAATCGCTTCATGAACATATTCGTTATTCGCCACCATCTGGCGCTGACCGTCCACGAATTGCCATGTTGCGCCACATTGCCCGGCTACGTTATCCATTAGATGCCGCGTCATGCCAAAGAGTACCCGCCCCCGGGGGAATACAGTAGCAGGCATTTCAGGCGTCAGGCCTTCGGTCGCGCCTTTGGCTTCGAAGTCTTTCATCAGCGCACGGTTTACATCAGCGACCGTGTAACCGGCAGCCAGCGTCTGTGAGGTTATACTGGTGGCAAAAGCCAGATCAGTATCTGCTGCCTGAATCAGGACGTAGGAATCAACCGGACTGTCTTTTCCTGTGACCGAGTAGCGAATTTCACCGCTGAAAATCAGTCCGTAGTTGCGGCCATCACTCTGACCCACGTCCGCCGCGTCAACTTCCCGCACGGTCCCGACGTCGCTTGCCGACACCTCCGGCGCGATACCGTCGTAACCGGCAATCAGACGCACTTTCGAAAACTCCTGCCCGGTGATTCGGTTCACAGTATCTGCCGAGAGGTTATAAATTTTGATAGTCCCTACCCGGGACGCGCTGCTGATGTTGAACCAGTCGATCGTAAAGGTGACTTTAAAATCACTTAGCTCAATTCCCTGACCGTTCCCGTCCACAAGCTGCAGCTCGAAATGTCTCATCCAGTTCTGTGACATGCTTACTCCGTTGATACCAGTAAATGGCTGCGACCGCCCAGGTCAGTTTTTGTGGGGTAATCCTGTGTGTTGTCATCACAGACCACCACCAGCTTAAAACCAAGCCCCATACAGGCGTACTGCGCCAGCAGGTCCGCACCAGTGACGAGAGGAATACCGGAGATTACCGGCTCCCCTCTGTCGTTCTGCAGGTCCATAATCCAGTACAGATCGCGCCATATGATGCTAATCCGCCAGGTGACACCACCCAGGACGATGCTGAACTGCTGGTTGTCCGCTGTCAGCGGAATTTCCTGAATTGTCATTAGCCGCCCCCCAGTAATGACGCCACGTTACCCGTGATGCTTTTCAGCAGTGAAGTATCTGGAGGTTTTGTGGTTTTGTTGCCGCTGTTCTGTACCGCCGACGTGCTGGCCCCTTCCTTCATGTTGGTTTTATCCGCGACGGTAATCTGCTGTGTCCGGGAGATAATGACCTCCCTCAGGGTGAGGACGGCGGACAGGACGTTTTCGGTTGTCTTGTCCGTCGTCACTTCCAGCGCCCGGATCAACATGTTGCTGTACAGCCGTTTACCGGTTACCACATCGAAGGGGATACGGCTTTCCTGCAGATCCAGTAGCTCCTGATACGTCTGCTGAGGACTCAGGCCGAGCAGGCTGGTAGCCGTCAGGTTACTGGCAAAATCCAGCAATGCGCCGCCACCGGCGAAACCAACCTCCATCACCACTTCTGACGGTTTTTTATAGGCATGATCAGCGACAGCGGCCCCGACCTCTACCGGATGCTCTGTTATTTCAAGCATATCTGTATGCTTCTCTGAAATAACAACACTGGGAACAATCATTCCTATTTTTCTGCTCTGCTGATGAAAAAGTGTAGAGAGAATATCCACTAACCCACCCTCACCTGATTACTTCGCATGACCTGAGCATTTGCAGACTGTTGCCGACGTGCAACCTCATTACCGACAGCGTGCGGATCTCCGCCACCGTAAATGTGGTAGGTATTTTGCTGGTTAACCTCTGTCACTTTGCCACTAATTCCCGCCACGGCAGCCTTATTAATCAGCTCTCGAGAATAGATATTTCTTCCATTCTCATGCTGGATAATGCTGCTCATCAATGCTGACATGGTTTGCGGATCGCTCATATTCAGGGCAGCCCGGGGATCCACTCCCAGTCGTTGCGATACAGCCCTGATATACGCGGTTGTGTTGTTATTATCAGACGCAGGTGCCCAGGTAGAGATAATTTTCTCCACACTGTTTATTCCCCGTCCGGCGTACAGCATTAACTGACGAGCAAGAGCCCGTAATCCATCAAAAGCAGTTTCAAATCTGGCAAATCGCCCGCCCGGTCGTTCAAGAGAAGCCCCCGCCTGACCAGCAAAATTAAGGTTTCCCGGATTGTTATTCCGTTCTCCTCGCTTCGTAGCCTGTGCATGTTGTTCCGGCTCAGCACCTGGAATATCTGACTGAATATTTGCGCCTTTTACGGTATGAGGATTACGACCAAAATCGGTATCAATGCCAAGCCAGCGCAATGAATCTCCAATATTTTGTTTCGTGTAATCCCAGGATGACTTCGCACTGGCACCAATATTTTCGCGATCGGAGTACAAATAAGCAGCATAAGCCATCCAGCCTTTTAACCATGGCGGTACCGGCAAACCAGATATTTTCCCGAAAGCCCCCAGAACCTTGGATACCCAGACACCCGCGATGAATGTACCGAGGATTTCCAGTGCATTTTGCCAGCCGCCAACACCATCTTTTAGTTCCAGAAGGTGATCACGAAGCCAGGTGATCGCATCCTTCGCTTTATCTATTGCCGGTTGCCATTTTTCCCAGTCGATAAGACTGTTACCGCCTTCTTTCCATGTTTTGTAGTCTTCCCACAAGAGACCGAGAGCCACGATCAGACCGGTAATCAGCCCTATAGGTGACATCCAGAAAGTAGAGTTAAGTATCCGCATGGCGACAACCAGACCGCCGATAACCTCTATCAGGGTTTTCGTTTCGGCATCCAGTTTCCCCCACCACTCGATGATATCTCCGACACCATCGACTATCCGAAATGCTACCCGCCCGACTATCTCACCCAGCCAGAGGATCCCCTTTATGACCTTTGTGATGGTGACTTCAATTTTGGGAAAATTTTCAATTATCTTTTTGCGCAGGTTATCAATCTGCCCCGCCAGTCCGTCCGCAAGATTCGATCCGATTTTGTCCCGCGCCATCCCGGCCATTTCACCGAGCGATTTCAGCGAGGTCATAAACCGGTTTGACGATAAGGCAGCCTGATCGGCATTAAATCCGATCGCTTTCACCATTTCTGAATACTGAGCGCTGAACTGCCCCACTCCGCGACGCATAGCCATCAGGGTATTTTCGTCAATGCCCAGCATCTGCGCATACTGGTTAGCCCGGTAATACGGCATGCTGCTGAGTTTCTGTCCAACGCCCGTAAAGATAGCAGCCATGTCACGCATGTTACCGCTGGCATCACGGGTCTGTACGCCCAGGCGATTCAGAAAGCCTTCTGCTCCGGGATTGTTACGAATAAACCGGGAGAGGCTTTCCAGAGAAGATCGCGCAGCGTCCACACTGCCGCCAACCTGCGAAACCGCATAGCCAATAGACTGAATTCCCTGGACCGTCGCGCCGGTGCGCTGTGACGCCCAGTAAAGATTATCCAGGCCGGAGGCGATCTTAGCCGTGAAGGCCACCACGGACAGCGCAGCTCCTTCAACAGCCAGCCCCATTTTGATGACATTTGCAGTTGTACCGGCGAGGACAGAACCGAACTTTTTCGCTCCTGCATCATCCACACTGAAGCCAAGCGAGACGAGGAAATCTTTAATAGTTTCAGCGTTCATTATCCTCTCTCCATTTCTCAATGCGCCGCTGGTTATCCGCTTTTACCGCCAGATGGTCATTCAAGAGAGCAATGTCATACAAATCGACAGAGCCATCTTTAAGTGCTGTATAGGGAATTAACCCGGCGTCAACCGGATTGAGAAGGTAGGACAGCCCGTCCGGCAGGCTGTTAAACGTCAGCCCTGTTGCAGGCTCTGTGTCGTGCTGGTAAGGGGTGTAGGCAAAAAATTTCCCAGCGAATCGGCGACCACCCGCGCCACCAGATGAAGCATGACCAGCAAGTCAATATCATCAAACATCAGTTCGCCCTGGGTAAATACCGGCACCCATCCATCCATATGACGCCGCGACACCACCGCAAGACAGGGATGAATAATCGCATCGGTGTCATCTTCGGTCAGGGAAGACAGTTCCTCAGCGATACGCGGGAGCATGGTTTCAAACACCGGTTTTAACTGCTCGAATTTCACGGTGTCGATTTTGCCGTCAGCAGGCAAACGGGAGCGAATGCTCCCGAAATCTGACATCATTCCCGCCAGTACCGGCAGAAGTTTGCGGGTCACTTTCAGCTGGTCAAAAACGCTGAGTTTTGCCACGCGATATTTCACGCCTTTGATTTCGAATTCCATGTATTAAAACTCCCCGAGAACCTGGTCAATCTTGCCGCAGTCAAACACCCACGGCATCGTATTACCGGTTTTAGCGTTGGCGTTATCCGGTTGTTTCTGGAACGCAACACTGCGTGCCGTGATGATGTCGCCGCTGACCTTGTTGCGGATCACGATAACGTTATTCCCCCATGTGGCAGAAGACTGGCTCTGTGCGTTATACGCCAGCGACAATTTTTTATTTGTCGGTGATGTCTTCAGAAGGTTAACGGTAATCGTCCCGCTTTTATCTGCATGGAGACTGTGCATCACTTCGCCATCAGCACCGATGGTCATGGTGTTTTTAGGACCGCCCATCGCAACCACAATCCCCTCTTCAGAACTTGCCGAACCGTACCCGAGGTCAATCGAACCGGTCGGCCCGGTCAGCGTCGCAGTGACATCCATAAAAGAATAGGTAGACATTCACTTCCCCTTAGCGAACAACGTTAATCTGTACGTCAGCGTAATGAACCGCGCCTGCAAGTTTTATTGCAGCCTGAATCACCGGAGCCTTACGGGCTTCACGTTCTGATTGTGCCTGTTCATCCAGTGGCTGGGCGTATACGTAATAACCTTTGGGCAGCGTGTCACCTGATGACAACTGACCCAGGTCGCCACCGTTCCATACGCCTGGAGCAATCAGTCCATTCTGAACGGCCTGATCCAGTGATTTTTCAACATTTGATAACAGTCGGGTAATACCGGCTTCAGTCTGGGGTACTTTCGTGGTGCTGGTATAAAGCAGGTTATAGAGGTTGGTCTGCACATAATTCTGTAACCAGTCCAGGCCGTGGCGTTCATCAAAGAAATCGCCGTTAGCCATCACTCCCTGCTGGAGGATAGCCGTATCATTCTGGTAGTACACGAATACATTGCAGTTTTTTGCATCAAGTGCCGATGCCTGGCTGACTGTCAGTGTTTCATACCCGACGCCCGGCTCCTGCTTAAACTTGAGCGTAATCGCGGTATTACTGCCATTGAAATTAACCGTGAATGCCCGGCCAAATGCAGATAACGCAGCGTATTTATTACTCGATGAATACTGAATAAAACTGCGTGAATATCCGGCGGTTTTCAGTTTTGATGCCAAATCATCGCTGGATGCAGTCTGCAGGCATTTCTCATCGCTTGTCGTAATCGCCAGAATACGGCTTACAGAAGAGGATTCGATCGCCGCAGCCACTTTCAGCCAGTCTGCATCCGGAATATCTGCATCGTCTGCAATCCCCAGCCCATACCATGAAGTATAATCAAGCATGGCATTCACAGCCTGCTCCAGCGTCTCAGGCGTGGCCTGTTCGCTGTCTCCCTTCGTTTTCACCCAACGACCAACAAAAACCTCCTGAGGTTTCGGTGATTGAGAGAAAAACACCTGCGCAGCCTTATATTCTGGTGATTCCACGCCAAAATCTTTTCCAATATCTTCCGCGGCAGAATAACGGCGAATGCGCTCACTTACCGGAATGATTGTGGACGGGCCGAGAATGAGTAATGCACCAAAATTTCGCCCTGATGCTGCACGCGGCGACATGATCACATCAACATTAACAACGTTTGATACAGGCAAGCCCTGTGCCATAGCTTAATCTCCGAAAAAGATGACTGGTGCTTCCACCAGCGATTTAATACCGTACTCGCGCACAACCTTCCGGCGCAGACGCACCGTCATATCGTAGCGGCGGACCCATTGCTGATTAATAAGTTCAGGGAAGGGAGTCAGACCTGTGTAATCGCCAAGAGACAGTCCCAGCGCATTCAGTGCTGCGTTGTTCTGCGGTACAGATATACCGTCACGAAACCGGGACGCATACACCATCCCCGCCGGACCATAAAACGAAGCCATACACTCAATCGTTTCATGCCGCCAGAGCTGAGAGCCATCATCGGTCTGTCTGGTGAATGCCGGACTGTCATCACCTGACCATCCGATAACCCCAAACGCACACCAGTTCGTTTCAGCCGGTAGCAGTGGCGGCTGCTCTTTCTGCCAGCGCGGACGAACCATCCCGGCAGACAGACCGGAAACGTTACGCATCCACTGGCTTAACAGCCTGTCGAGCGCTTCGTCATAATCCGGATCGCCACTGGTTGGTGTCAGCCATCCGCGCTCTGTGCTGGTGTTATTGCTCAACCGGAATTCCCCCATCAAACGGCAGCAACTCACAATGCGCCTGAACGAATCCGGCACCATAAGCTGTATACGGATCGACGAAGGTCACACGGTAATCACGGCCCTGATACGTCACGATATCGGCATCACGGCCAGTCTGTCCCTGCGTCAGTCGCTCAGTCGTCACAATCAGAATTGCACCACTGATTACCTGCCCGGCCTGCATACGACGGTTTTCCAGAGAGCGATCAACAGTAACGACTCCGGCAAACTGCTTTTTAACTTCGCTGTCGCTGCCGATCCCGTCCTCATCCACCGTTTGCACACGGCGTGTTACCCACAAATTGAAGTCGCAAAAATCGGGGTCAAAAAGCACATCTGTTACATCAAGAGTCGGCATCTTTATCCCTCACAACATGGGTAATAGCTCTGCGATATTGCCCGGTATCAATTAATGGTTTCGCCAGATCGGTTCCGGGAGATTCGCCAGCAGCACGCCGGGCAAGTTCCAGTGTTGCCCCCTTGCGCCCCCGACGATCCCGGGCTTCAACAGTGCTGTCAGCAAGCGGCGTAAAGCTGGTAATGGTCATGTAACGCCTGACGCCATTAACGGCCAGCGTTCCGGCACGGTTGAGTGCGATTTCTGCTCCCGCAGCATTACCATCCAGTGCAGCCTGCGCCGCGGCTTTGAGCTGCGGCACCGTCTGCTCTTCTGCCGATTTAACGCCGGGGACCAGGTGAGGTCGTGGCGGGATGTTCTGCTCTGGTGAGCCGTATTCGTTGAGGTAACCGATGCCCGCATTACCAAACGGAACATCATCCCGTTCACTGTCTTCCGAAGGGATGCCGACCAGCACATCTTTTTTGGTTAACGACCTGAGCGCATCCAGAATGGCCTTAGCGTTATCCACCCTCGTGGTTACACCGCTTTTGAAACTCATAGCTGGCGACCGCCTGCACCGAACATCGTGATCAACTGATAAAATTCAGCGCCATATCGGGTGTTATTCCAGAAACCTGCATCAGGATTCAGCGTCGCGCTGGTGTCATAACTGACGCTTACCTTATCCACGGACTTTGAGGACTGAACACCATTGGTTGAACCGCCCGAACCACCAGCCAGCATCGCCCGGCTGTCTGCCGCCCAGAGCGTCATGTAGTGCGCAACGAACAACCCGGCAAAGTACGGAAACAACTTTTTGCCGGTGACGTTTTCGCTCAGCAGTTCATCGGCCAGATTCAGACGAAACTGGATTTGCGCTTCGGGATATTTGGCAGGGTCAGCAAACTGCGGGAAGTCGCGGCGAAAATCACTTACCGCTGGCAGACTTTGATTCTTTGGCATTTTTTACCTCGTTACGCGCGTCTGTGGCTTTGCCAACGGATACTTCCGCGTGCGCACGAGTGAACCAGTGCGTGGCAACGTCTTCCTCCACAGCATGACGGCCTTTAACAAACTCGCGCCGAGAACCGTCGGGAAGCGTGAGCACAAACGGGGTATGTACGTGTATTACTGCATTATTTTTTGCCATCGGGTCATCCTTAATGGCCCCGCCAGGGGGCCATGTGGCTGTTAAATGCCATCAACGTACGAAATGGTTTCTTTGTACACTGGCTCAACCGCACCCAGCTTGCCGTAGTAAGTGACGATCTGATACAGACCGCGATACTGCACCGGCACGCTCTGAAGCGGAACCAGCGGGTAGCGGACGTATTTTTTATCGTTGGTGTACGCAACCATGCGATCCTTTTTCCCCACACCACGGCCTTTCAGCCATTTAACCGCGCGGATATTCAGCGGAACACCGTTCTGGTGATAGCTAATGGTGTTAGTCTGAAGGTACGTCAACAGGGACTGGTTACCCGCAGATGAAACGATGATGCTGGACAACAGAGCAAACTGCTCAGGTGGGATCAGCAAATCACGCGGAACCACAGAGTAACCGGAAGCGGCCCACGCATCAGACAGCACCTGGTTAATGCTTGCGCGGATTTCGTCCGGTGTTGAGGTTGCCCACGTTTTGGCAGCGTTGTTGACAGGAACACCGTTCAGGGTAACAAGGCCTTTCAGGTTTAATGCGGAATCGCCAACATACACCTGTTCATCGTTATCCATCTGCCATTTCAGTTGCATCCCGTCATACTTCTGCGTATCAATCGGGCGTCCGACCTGCTGAGCAGCCTGCAATTCTATGACCGTCCAGCCAAGTTCCATCCCCCACAGGTTCAGCGGGTTACCGGATTTGCCGATATCCACGTTCACGCCAGCAATAGCGGTTGAGCCTTTGCCTACCCAGTTTTTGCCATTCGGATTTGCGCCAGTACCCGCAGCGGCGAAGCTGGTATTCGTCCAGCTGGAAATGTCATCTGCGATGGAGACATCTTCACGCAGTTGGATATCACGGGTCCAGGTGTACCCCACCAGTGGCAGGTTCAGCGTCTGGTCGAGTCGTTCCAGCTCCCCGATGAGAAAGGTACCAGAGCTGTCAACGGTTGCCTGATCAAAAGTAATCATTCGTCTGTTCCTTAAATCTTCCAGGAAATTTCTGCATTGCCGTTAGCATCACCGGCACCTGTGAATTCAGCGTTGGTCAGCACCACGTTTTTGCCACTGACTGACGTGGCCATGAATCCACCCAGCGGCACTTTGATGGATTCATCAGTGGAGACGACAACGTATACCGGGTCGCCTTTTTTGATGGTGCTGGCATCAAAATCAGAACCGAGATTAACGGTCACGTAGCCACGCTTCATTGCGTCGCCCGGGAAGTTCTTGCCACTCCCCACCTGGCGAACCATGTCCGGCTGCGAAGTGGTCGGATAAGGGCGCACATAGATCCCCTTCACCTTGTCTGCGGTATCACCATCTGCCAGCGGCACGAAAAAACCGTCATCATCGTATTTACCAGCCAGCCCATAGGCAGCGAAGGCGTTATCGGATTTAAGGACCACCGGTTCGACGGTTAAGTCCTGCGGGCGAGAGACAGCCCCGGCAATGCCAACAGGCATCCGGTACAGAAATACATTATTCATTTTTTACCCTTTACGGTTTGCCCAGAATTCAGCGTTTTGTTTGTTCAGGGAAGCGATACTGGTCATGCCCATGTTTGGGCGCTGTGCATCGCCGGTGGTGGCGCGGGTGTTTCGCCCTTTGGCAATCTCAGACACGGCATTAAACGCCATGTCGACCGATTGTTTCGGCAATTTGCGGATATCCGCATCACCGACTATCTGGCGAACCAGTGTTTTATCTGCGGAAGCCAGAACCTCGCGTTTGAACGCGGTCGGTTTCATCTTACGGCTCAGATCGATACCCGGAACGATAACTTCGGCACGCCAGGCTGAGTCACCAGTAATCGTGGTTTCCTCTTCATCGTCCTCGCCGTCACCGGTCGGATTATCGTCAGGCTTATTGTCGTTATCGCCCGTCGCATTTCCTTCCAGCTTAGCCAGCAGGGCTTTCAGTAATGTTTTGAGGTCATCATCACTGTCGCCGGTTGGACCTCCACCCATCTCTGGTGCTTTGTCCGGTAGTGGTTGCTGCGGGGACAGGTTGATGTTGAGATTAACGCCCTGCGGCAAATCCCCCTCATCTCCTGTAACCGATGCGGGAGCCGACTCCACCAGTTCGTTCATGGTGTCGGCATCTCCTGTTTTGATGGCTGCACGCATGCGGTTCCACCAGTTTTTCTTTTGATTTGCCATTGTGTCTCTGTCTCCAATTGCACAACGATTTCCGGCTCTGCCTTTGGGGACAAGAGCCACATGGTTTCCGGTAATATCGACCTGCTCGGCTTTACCTGGCTCGGTCTGCTCGTACTCCGCGTCATAGCCGCACGACACTTCACGCAGGCCATCTTCGATAAGCTGAATGGCGTTTTCGTCTTTGACGATAAGGTCAGCCAGCATCAAATCAGACTGCTCACCCGTCCCGCGCCGGACATTCTGGAGGTGCCCGACAGCAAGCTCTTTCCAGTTCTCGGGATTTACCAGCCGCACATTCCCGTTTTCATCTTCAGGATGCAGGATCGTGATGCTCATCCCTTCGAATGAGGCGAGCGTGGCCGGATGGAATACCTGCTCAGGAGAACGCGTTACGACTATCTCACCGAGCTTGTCGGGTTTGAGGTTTGGCAGATCGGCAGCGCCGTAGAGCTGCTTACCCGTTCGACCTATCGGCACGTCTTTGCACAGCAGCGAGCCGTCAGCCAGCTGATAGCGGGTTTCCCCCAGCCGGGTATTGAAAAAATATTTCATGGTTTACCTGCGATTCAGGCGAGATAAGAATGAGGGTTGGGAAAAACGATTTCTTTATAACAGCGACAATTCGGGAGCTCGCCAGCGTGACCGGTCATGCCATCAAGCGTTGGAGGTTTGCCCCATTCGACAAACTTACCTTCCATCTCCCGATGAGAATGCCGGACGTCGCCATCTTCGGCTGTACGCCAGATATAACCATTCGAGCCGATTGACAGCGCACGCGCCTGATCCAGCGCGCCGGTTGCACGTCCAAGCTCGGTACGGGCGATAAGGTTCGCTCGTGAGCGTGACACGTCACCGGACGCTGCTATCTCTTTCGCGAATGGTTCAGCGCGGCCACCAGACACAACGGCCTCGATGGCCTTGTTCTGAATGTCATACACCCGATCGGCGGCCTCAAGAGGCAGTGACTTAATGTACTTAATTTGCTCGGCGACGATGGATTTCATCACCTGGCCTACCGGGGCGCGGTCAACCATGTTGCGCAGCTCTGCACTGATGTTCCGGCTGTGCTGACGCCACTGCTTTTCATTCTGGCGCGCAATGTCGGCGGTAAAGTTCTCAGCAACCTTCGTCGCCCAGGGGGTGATGATTTCGCTGTAGCGCTCCAGCGCATCCATGATTTCGGTGACGCTATCGTTTGAACCATCGTAGCGCCCATTTACGATATCCCCGACCGCCCGCGCTATCTGCCGTAGGCTCGTTCGATATCGGATCTCCGCCTGGCGACTCTGGCGGTTTGTCGCCAAGTTCGCCGATGCCTGGCGGCGCTTCGTCTTCGGCATTCTCTATGTCCTCGTCGGTAATGGATGCCCCGATGCCGGTTACGTCAGAATTTTCGCGCAAATCAGTCATAGCGGCTTTCAGTGTCATCAGACCATCACCCAGCGCTGTACTGATTGCGTTGGTGGTATTTAACGCCACCGTTGAACGATCGACATCAGACATTTGCCAGAGCGGGTTAAACTCAAACGTGAAATCATCCGGGAGCGGCTTGCCAAGTTCCGAACGATGCATGATGTCCAGTATCCGCCGCACCGGAAGACGTAAACGCCTCTCCTGCAACGAGCTTACCCGGTCGTAATAGTTGGCAAGGTCTGCATCGCCGGTAGAAAATCCCTTCGGTGACTGTCCGAACAACCGCACCAGTGGGATACCAACAGCGCCACTAATCTGTTCTGCAAACTGTGAAAGGATGTCATCCAGACCACTGAAGCTGTACTGATGGGTTTCAAACTTATCCCGCGAGTCCATGAGAGTCATGCCTTCATTGCTCTGGAACTGTCGAATCAGGTCAATATTCTTCAGCAACGCTTCATACGCAGGACCACCAAGTGCGATAAGCTCGCGTAGTTTCTCCACGCTGTAGGTACGCAAATGCGCTTTGTAGACCAGCTGCGCCGCGCCGACAGTAGCGCTGTCGAACGCGGTAAGACGATCCCAGATACGCTCTACAACCGACATTCCCCATTCGTTCTCGGTCATCTTCTGCTGAAATGGCAGCGTGACGCCATCAAAGCGAATCAGGCGACTGTGATGAATGCGCCAGGCAGGAATTCCCGTTGCTGTGGTCACCACATCGTAAAACTCAGGTTTACCCAGGTCCGGCCCCATATCTTTAATGCGGCGGGTCAGTACCGGGTCGATCATCCAGCGGTCGAGCGGGAGAATCCCCTTAAACTTGCCCTTACCGATGGTTTCGGGTCGCAGCGGGGTCATTGGTGCCTGTCCCTCAATCATGATGAAACCCACCGCGCCGCCGTAGAGGCGCGACCATTTCAGCACGTCATTCAGCGCATCCCAGATTTGCAACTCATCCAGTTGTGATTCGAGAATGCCACGATCTTTTGCATCAATTTCCGAAGTGATGCGAATGCCTTTGCGGGTCATATCATCCGGGATAGCATCGACTGCTTCGCCGATGATCCAGGATGAACGATAGGACCATTCCACAAGCATGCGGTTACGACTGGTGAAATTAGCCCGGTAGGTGGATGCTGAGTGCTGGTTAGGTGTCTGCATCCCTACGCGGGCAATAAAATTCTCATAACCATCAGCTGTAGCCTGCGCAGTTCGCCGCAGGGCTTGTTTGTTTCGTGCCATCAGGCCTGTCTCCCTAGCAGCTCCCAGATGTTCAGGGCTGAATTCATTGGGGCATAGTTGATCATCACCGAGTCGGCAAGGTTTGGCGATCGGGTTCCATCAGGCTGTTTATCAATAACGATTTTTCCCACACCATTAATGGAATAGGTCGGCTGCGAAAGCTCGATGATGAGTTTATCTTTGAGTGCCATGCTACTGCTGATTGAGATGATTTCGTCCGGGTTGTAAGCCATACCTTCAACCACGGCGCGCCAGGTATTCTGAAAAAGTTTACGTAACCGCCACCAGCTCTGGGCTTTGGCGTTAGCGAAGAAGTCCTTGTTCAGACGTGCTGCTTGCCCGTTGTCCCCGCGAACAGCTTCATCATCCGGATCAAATACCGCGCCACTACCTCGAAACGGTGTGGCAAGTATTGACGGTCGACGCGCAGCGTTACGCAGTTCGTTGATAGCGCGTGCATCGCCGCGAACGCCAGCGCCCAGCCCGTCCTCGTCAAAGCGAAACTCTTCGAGGTTGTCCTGTTCGCAAAAGCCGAAAACCTTCTCGACGGACTGATAAATGTCGCTGCCCACACCGGACCATTCCCGCACATTTTCCAAGAGGAAGCCATGACGGGTGGAAAAGGCATTTTTGTCCCTGCCTTCGTCGGCGACATCCATCGCGCCAAGTCGTTTGCCTGTTGGCTGGATACCCAGTTTGATATGCGCATCAACGGCAGCCTGTACCCATTCGGATGGAATCAGAACGCCTTCCGCTGATGCGCTGTAGTTCAGATCAAGTTCCTGTGCCACCACCACCGGATTATCGATTTTCTCGCATTCCCTGCGATACCACTCTTCATCCTTGCGAGGATCATCCCGCCAGTGGAATGTGAATACCGGTATCTTCCCGCCATGACGCTTCTGAGCGAACGGGTTAGCCATGCCGTTAACTGAACTCAGGTCGATACGGCAACGCGTCGTTTGTGACAACGCCGCATCAATCAGCAGAGGACGCTGAAGGAATGCAGCCTCATCAACCAGATAAAGCGTGGTACGGTCACCACGACCAATATTATCGCCAGCCTCGCCTTTGATAACGGCACCAGTTTCAGGAAACTCAACACGCATATATGGCGCGTGCTTCTTCTCACTCCACGAACCGCGAAACTCTACAGGTAGCGTTTCCACGAACTTGCGTGCCTTCCAGAACAATGCTTTCGGGTCACCAGTGCTGTCGACGTATTCCTCTTTACGGGAGCCGAAACCGATAACCATTTCTTTGTTGAAGAGACAAAGCGAGCAGGCCAGTCCGATCGCGGTCCAACTGAGCCCCATTTCACGGGATTTTTCGGTAATACCATTCTCCCGATTGCCCCAGCGTTCCATAATCCAGTGGATCCACTCCTCCTGCTTAGGGAAGAGTAAAAACGGAATGGTCACCGGCAGGCCATAATCAATATTACGCGGGTCCGTTGTCATGCCCCAGTCAATGATGAACTGAGCCGGGTTGGTTCGGTAAAACTGTTTTAGTGCTGGCAATATTTCAGGGTTCTGGCGAATGCGCTGTAAGCGTTCCATCCGCCATTCAAAAACCATCTGGTAATCAGGATGTTTAAAATCGAAGGGGAATGGTAACGGCATACTTAGTCCATCATTTTTCTATACGCCTCTGCAGCCTGCTCCGGCGTTAAGTTGGTAATTTCTGTTCTGACTGGTCCTCCATCAGCGCCAGTCACTTCATTTTTGATGTTGTCTTTAAACGCCTGAACAGAAACATGACGCCCAAGCAACTCAAGGTTTTTAACCTTATCAGGCCATTTGATTTTCTTCAGAAGTGCGGTGCTATCTGCGGATGCCATCTCCACGACATCCATTCCTGATAACGTTGTGCGCCATACCTTAGGCCAGTCTTTAATGGGTTTTAGCTCACCGTTTTGCAGGAGAATGTCAAGCACATCCATCTGGTCGATTTCAATAAGGCGATTAAGTACATATTCTGCATTAATACCAACAAGATCATTGCGTTGCGCTTTCAGTTCAGCGATTCTTAACTTGATGTCAGGTTTTGACATGTTTTCGGACGCAGTACGGTTGGCTGTCTTTGCGCTGTACCCCGCCCGAATAGCCGCTTGCGTGGCGTTTAAATCGATGAGGTACTCGCGACAGAACATCTCTTGCTTGTCTGTGAGTGCCATTTTTTCTCAAAGGTGAATTTATGAGCTCATTAACGTTTATCGGATTGTCACAGTTACTTTCTAGGAAAGGTGAGTTATTACAGCAAAATACGAATGATTTATTAGAACGTGTTAACACCGCATGGAATAACAAACGAGACCTTAATAAGCAAATTTCCATAGAGCTAAATGATGGAGAGCTTGAGGTTTCAATTCCACAGCTACGCTTTAAGTGTTTTACAGAAAGTAAGCTTTCACTTCACGAAGGCTCATTAATTGGGGTTATTACTTTTTACACATCGCGAGATGGAAAAAAACAGGAGTTTCATAAAATTTTTCTTGATTGGAACAATTGCATGCATTTTGGGGCGCTTGACTCAACAGCTCCAATAGACATCGACTATACCGAAGATGTTGAGTATCTCTTTATGAACGCTCTAATCGATTCTGCTTATCGAAATAATTTAATCTAATTGATGTTGGTGGTGAACTTTTGCCACCCAGTTAATCACTCTTAGCAGGATATAAGCCATTGTCGAGACCACTCATTGAATGGTCTCTGCAATAACCGATGTCTTTCCATCAGTCCGCCACCACAAAGAATCTTTTTTGCCATAAGGCAGGAGGTTCATCTTTCAGTGGCTGCCAGTGTTATTTCCCCACTTACTGGCTTGGGTTGTTTCGCTGTACTGCCGTTAATTAGTGACCAGAATAAATTCCGGTTTCATTATCAAGCCCACCCGTAGATAGGCTTTGTAATGACTACAGTAACGAACTGCACAATGCGCCTGTATTTCGAGGATGACGTCCAAATACGTTAATCTTCTCGCGAACGCTCTCACTACACATTCGCTCTACAATTCGCCAAACAGCCTTTTCAGGTAAAAATTTCGGCGCTAGTGCTGAAATAGCACGCCACAGACCCCGACTAAGCGAGCATGCTGTGCTACCGAAACTAAAGATGGCGAACGAAATAGACGTGATAAACGCCCAGCACCCAGAGAGAAAAGCTGAGATGCGGTGATAAAGCTTAGTCATGTATTGCTCCTGTTTTTTTGGTTTTCATCGCCCGATCATTTCAGGCATTGCGTCCTGATGTATTCCTGCAGGTAGTTAACCTGCGCGGTTATCCTGTCGATTCCACTTCTGAGACGGTAATAATTGAGTTCAGCATCTGCTGTAAGTCCTGGGCTTTCTCCATCGCCCATGCCGCTGGCTCCGGTCGTTGACTTTGCACAGGTGGCGGCGACTTGCAGGCGCTTACGACCAGCAGAAACATCAGCACGGAGACTTTCGATAGTCGCATTAGCATCAGCAAGCTCCTTTGTGTATCTGGCGTCGAGTTCTGCTACATCATGTTGCCGCTTCTGCATATCAGCGATGATGGATGCGGCCTTGTCGCGCTGCTCTTTGTAGGCGATGGCGTTATCACGGTAATGATTAACAGCCCATGACAGGCAGACGATGATGCAGATAACCAGAGCGGAGATAATCGCGGTTACTCTGCTCATACCTCAATATCTCTGACCGTTCCGCCTGCTTCTTTGAATTTTGCAATCAGGCTGTCAGCCTTATGCTCGAACTGACCATAACCAGCCCCCGGCAGTGAAGCCCAGATATTGCTGCAACGGTCGATAGCCTGACGGATATCACCGCGATCAATCATCGGCAAAGCGCCACGCTCCTTAATCTGCTGCAGTGCAACAGCGTCCTGGCTTTTCGGAGAGAAGTCTTTCAGGCCAAGCTGCTTGCGGTAGGCATCCCACCAGCGTGAAAGAAGCTGGTAACGTCCGGCGGCTGTTGATTTGAGTTTCGGATTTAGCGTGACAAGTTTGCGAGGGTGATCGGAGTAATCAGTGAACAGTTCGCCACCAACAATAACATCATAACCGTGGTTACGTGTCGGTTGTCGCCCGTTATCCGTTCCTTCTGACCATGCCACCATATCAAGGAAAGCTTTACGCTGGGAATTAAGTGTCTGCATTAATTACTCCTTATGGGCACCGAACTTGTTACCGATGACCCTCATTGCCGCACCACGAATAGCATCAACACCAATCAGCCCCACCCCACCACCAATGGCAACAGAAAGTGATTTAGGCCATCCGACATACTCAAGCGCGGATGCAAAGGTCAGCGTCAGAGCACCACAAAGCAGAATCTCAAGCGTTTTTCGTTTCCAGCCGCCGCCACCGCCAAAATAGGCAATGCGCAAACCAGCCATAATAATTGACATAACCACTGCACCCAGCGGCGTATCTCCACGCCACCAACTTTGTAAGAGTTCCAGTAAGTCAGGCCAGGAATGAGGGACATTGTGCATTTTCATAAGCCTCACCTCCGAAAGTTCGGATGGTGCTAAATGTAAGATTCAGGCTCTCTGGCTTGCTCACAAGAAGTCGAGGATGTTTCCGGAGCCTAACAACGAAAAAGCCCCGGGACATGCCAGGGCCAGATGGAGTACCAGATTAAGCTTCTGGCGGTATATCCTCGTGTTTGATATCGTTAAATCGCCAAAAGTAACCATATCAATTAAAGGAGTATATATGGCTAGTTTTACTGTCCGCGTTGAGCTTGTGGGTGCATCATCCGATGACTACGCTCGCCTTCATGAGGCGATGGAATCCCGAAGATACTTTCGCGAAATTCAAGATGGAGCAGGAAACTGGTTTTATCTTCCAGACGCTGAGTACACAGCCGAAAAAAACGCATCTGCTCGCGCAGTCCGAGAAGAAGTTGTAGCCATCGCTGGGACAATAAAAAAGAACCCTCGGGTGCTAGTCACTCAAGCGGCAGATCGCTCATGGCATTTAATCAAGAAGTGAGTTTTGATCGCCATTAACGGGTATTCCGTTCCCGCTACGCCCCTCACCAACCTCAGGGGCGCTTTCATAGCGCTCCATCGCAATAAACGCGGCAGCGATGCAATGCCCCAAATTTTCAAAATCATCCACCCCCGGGTTAGCCCGAGCCACAATGAACTGACCCAGTGTGATTTTGGCCTGAGATCGGGAATCAGAAGATAATTCATAAAATTTCATGGGTGTTCTCCAGAAACAACAAAACCCGCTCAATGGCGGGTTCTGGTAAAGTTCATGCGCTTGATTCGCCTCGCGATACAGCTTTGCGAAGCGTACTGGAATTGAAGCAGTTTATGGCTAAAATTGCAAGAACTTTTTTAAAGCTGCATCAGCCTTTCCACCAGTTTATCTCTGCGAACAACAAACCAACCATTGGCTCTCGCCAGTTCCAGCCATGACTCAAGGGAAATAACAATATCATCATCCCGCAACTGAATTGTGGAAACAGTGACACCGCCTTGCTGATAACAGAGAACTCGCGTGTCGTAACTTTTCTGGCATGAAACTGGCGCTGACGGATCCTTTTGTCTGAAATAGCAGTCTTCCAGTCTTTCGAACACATCCCACGCCTGATCGGTTTCGAGCATTTTGGCATGACGGGCTGCGCCGCGTTCTGTCCAGAGGATGAGGGAGCGGGTTTTTGGAGAAATTTTCACCTCATTTTGCGACTCGTTTAAAACTAGTCGCAAATTTTTGAGCTCATCACCAACAGCTTTAAAGAAGTGTTTTCCCTCAATAAATCGAGATTTATTTTTATGGTGATTCTGCTGTATACGGATTGCTTCTGTTCCGTAAAGGCGGGCGAGTAACTCAGTTGTGATTACAGGAATCTGGTTATAAGTGACAGGGGAAAGGTTTTTGACAGCAACTTGAACAGTCATAACGACCTCGCGTTTCGATAATTTTTACCTCACCACCTTCAGGTTCCAATCATCGGGTGGCGAACTGTGCAGGGTTGGAACTACCGGTCGAAACATCCGGTGCACCTTTCGGTGCCCCCACACAGCCCGCCATAAATCGCGAATGTGACTGTGCTTAGCGCATAAAAAAACCGCCAGCGCGGTATGCACCGTTTCGATATCCGGGGTTCCAATCCCGACGCCAGATTTTGCTGGCGCTTCGGAAATATAGCCCCGGATAACAGATTGAGTCAACAGACAGTTTTTAAATCCCCGGAAGAGAATGCATCACGCATCGGCAGATAGAGCATAAACTCTGCCATTTTCAACCACGCATCTATGCGATTACGGCACGTGGCGTAACACCACTCAGGGTGTGAATCATTCAGCAATTCAGCCATTTTTCGCTTAGTCATCCCACTCCCTTCATATCGTTGCTGGAGGATACAAATCAATCCTGGGTGTTCTGCCAGTACTTCGCCAATAACCCTGTCGATTATTAATGCCTCTGAATCGGTACAATGTGCCAGCCAGCTCTTTTGCTTGCCGTTAATCATACCCCGCAAAAAAGCCTCAAGTTCAGGTTTGTCCAGACCTGCTTTTTTCATCCTGCGGAGCGCCTCGTTAATTTCCGTTTTTGTCAGCTTTTTAGAGGTCAACAACTGGTTGAACATATTCCCCGTCTTACCGCCACCAATATACGACCAGCGCCCCCACATACGCAGTTTTCCCTGAATCCAGACACTTTCCAGCGTGGTGAGACGAAGGTGTTCTCCGCTTTTTCCTGTATTCGTTGGGTAAATCATAAATAACCTTCCTTTCTCCAGATTTCTTGTGTGCGAAAAACACCTTCTGCGTGCATCAGGCGTAATTCTTCTTTGGTGTAATCGCTGGTTTTTACCCGCCCGTCGATTAAATCGTGGCACGAGCTACAGGCAATCGCTGCCTGCATATCGTGTGGCTTTATCGCCGTTCCGCACGTTCCCGCCAGTCGGTAATGCGCCAGCACAGACGTTTCGGGATTGTGATTGCAGTAGCCAGGGATTCTGACCTGGCACATCTGGCCCCGCGCCGCTTTACGTAAATCCACCATTACGCAAACTCCAGCAGCTGCACGGCCACATTTTCGACTTCCTCCGGAGAGGAAAATTTACGGAACAGGATCCAGTTCCACAGCACATTCAGTACAGATTTATAAACCTGCTGAAACACGGTTTCGTCCATGTTCGCAAATGCGATAGATTTTGCCCGACGCCCACGACTACCATCAGGATAAAGATGCTCGGTGTAAAATCCGGCCTGAATGGTTACCCACTCGCGGAAAGCCTCAAACGACTTTAGCAATGCCGTATCCCGGGTTCTGCGTGTCGCAACTGTATTTAGATATTGCTCTGCGGCATCACTCAGGGCTGGTGTGTGTTCCCGACCTACTGATTCACACAGGTAATCAACGAAACCAGACAGCAGTTCTCGTTCGCGAGGCGTGATCGCCCCACCGACCGGAGTCCAGTAATCGAATCCCAATTGCAGGAGTTTGAAAAAACGCTTGTGGAATGCGTAGTTACGCACACGCTTAAAGTCTGCGTGTATCCACTCGCCTATTTTTATTTGATGCAAAAAATCGCAACTCTCCGGCGTCGCCGGGAGAAGTAATCCGGAAGAGGTTTGTTTGACCAGTTGTATATGCGCCATCGTAGTTCTCCGCTGGCGCAGTAGAATGGGTGTTCAGCCCGTTATGTAGTATACCAGAATTAATGCCAATACTAACAGGATGCTCTGACTCGCAATTCATCCAGCAGTTTATCATTTCCCATAATGTCACTTACCCTCATCGGTAAAAAAATTGCCTTTCGACCATTACGATACATCATTGATTTTTTAGTTTCAGGGAAGTAATCCATTTCGACTATAACTGACAGGTCATCACGACGTATGACTGCATATTTGCTACTAAATAGTTTCTTTATTTTTTCCACGATGCCTCCAGGTTTATAAGTACAAACGGTTATATCCACATAGAGACAAAAATATTAATCTGAAAAATATTTATTTCACGTCGTATATTTGATTATTTAATGTGCAGGTACAATGACTTTTATTTTGTGTTGTGTATATAATCAAATATATGGTTATTTTTCACCCTACGTATTCAGCACGCAACAAAAAACCCGCCGAAGCGGGTTTAGTGCGGGTGCGTTGAGGATGCCTGACACATGAGAGGTGGCGAGGGATTACCCCTCGCCTGGTCTCTTACTTCTCAGATTCGTAGGCTACGAAGACAGCGACCTCCATCTGGCCGGTTCGGATTCGTACCTCGCAGAGGTCTTTCCTCGTTACCAGTGCCGTCACTATGACGGTTAAACAGATGGCGATCAGGGCGATTAACATCGCCTTTTGCTGCTTCATAGCCTGCTTCTCCTTGACCTTTCGGTCCGTAAGAGGCTAATCTCTATGTGTCGCATAGATATGGCCTCAGATTAATGTTAAGCGTCTTGCCGGACGCGTAATGTTAACTGGGGCTTTTCTCTATCTGCCTTTTGGTGTTCATGCCTGAGACAGATAGCCTCAAGCACCCACAGTCATTCTACTTAACTAAGATTTCCCTGCAAACCGTTTTTGTCCGGCACAGTAAATATCCAACTAAACCAATAGCGTTCGCTGTATTTACCGCCAGTATTCAATGCACGTGACCGCCATGAACACCCCTAAAAAAAGGACATTTATATGTCCAAACATTAATATCAAAACATCAATTTTTTCCATATACCTTGCTGTGAAGATGATGGGCATACATGATGCGAACAACCAGAACGCAACAAACAAAAACTGCAATGCGTTTTTCATTATTCCCCCTACAATCAATGTGCAATAACATTTAAACACACCTCAATTTAGCCGGACATATAAATATCTAAACCAGAAAAAATCACTTACATAGCGTTACAAACTCTTTAGTCTAAATATTCATCGTAAAACATTCCCCATACTTATCAGCCCACTCTACGCCAGGTAGCTCATTGCCTTATCTGGGAATCTGTAATCAGGTTTCCGTTTTTCAGTCGGCTGGTCGTTTAACCGGCATAGTTAACCCATTAATCTGGTTGCCGGATGCTGGTGGATTTTCGCGTTTTAGTTGTTCATAAAAGTGCACAGCTTTAACCAGTTCTTCTGATGTAACCGGAACTGGTGGGGCAGTGAATAAGGCCTGAATTTCATAGTTCGGCCTGTCGTTACAATCCTCTTTTTTCGGTACATATTTCCAGTCACCAACCCACAACTCCCCCTGAGAGTCCATAACACCTTTTTTCACGTAGCGATATCGCCACGCTATCGGCTCTGCTTCCAGCGATGCCAGTGCAATTTTGAATAACTCGCCCTCTACTCGCGCCACCCCTGAATTGGGGTGGCATTTCGTAATCGCTATTTTTAATTTGGCTTCTTCGATTAATTGTTCTTTTGTTAATTCAGTCATTTTTATTACCGCCCTTTCAGGCGGCCTCCTGATGTTCTGAGGGTGCAGAAATCCCTCCGGTTAAGGATTTAATTTTTAACAGAGCTAAATTTAATTATTCAGTTCTGGATTTTGTCGCCCTGCGTATCCGCGCTTTCACGTTACGCTCAATCTGAATTAGCTTTTCTATATTTTTTCGCCTTTCCCGCTCCTCCTGACGCAAGAGCCTTACATCATCTGCCAGTCTGGTTTCTCTTTTCGCCACAGAGAGCATCCAGTCAAATGGTTCCACAACTGCACCGCAGATTTTACAGCGGACCTGACGCTCTTTTTCGTCAACCCGGACAGAGGCGTGATGACAATATGGTCTTTCCGATGGCTCATAAAGAAAATTAACCTGATTACGAGGGTCATCCTCTTTTACCGGAAATAAAACGATATTGCTTAACTCATCCTCTGGTTTTATTTCCATGCTCCTCTCCTTTGATGCGAATGCCAGCGGTAATTGAAGCCTGATAGCTAATTTCACTCACAGTACCGCCTCCTGAAAATTTAATGAACAATTCAATACGTTCTTTGGTAATAGTGGTCATGTGTTACTCCTTAACCCGCAGTGCTTTCAACTGATGAGGGGAACAAAATCTTTTCATCAAACCCTGCATTCATATCATGAACAGCAACACACCAATCCATCGACGAACGATTATCAAGAGCCTCCATGATTTCATCCATGCGGCGTAGGTCATACAGGTAAATGCTTTTATCGCCAATGGTGTAAAAGCCAATTTTTTTCGGTGATGGACAGCGATCAAGAACTTCCTGTAATTCGTTCAACCATGCCCGTTCTTTTTTTGTCAAAGTTGCCAT